GTCCTGCACCTGTAAAAGTTGTACCCACTATAAAGGTATAGTTCAATCCAGCTACTGCAGTTGGTAGTGTAACAACAATACCTGCTGCCCTGTTAAGGGTATAAACAGTTCCTGAATCCGTTGATTCAACATTTTTAGTTGCAGTAGTAATACTACTAATATTTGAGTAGGAAGATACATAACCTGTAGTAGTAATATTACCACTGGTATCAATATCTAAATTTGTTGTGATTGCACCAGTCGTGGAGTTTTTGCTGATTTGTTCAAAACCATTCTCCGACCTGACTGGTCCATTAAATGTGGTGTTTGCCATAATTTAGTCTCCTAAATAAATCTATAGTCTTGGCAAGTCTGCTAGGGCAGTCTATAGATATTAAAAAATCCCTAGAAAAAAGGGGTGACAGCTAGCAGCCACCCCAGATTTATTAACTACTGCCGGGTGATCCGTAGATTCCCAAGTAGTCGCTGACTCCAAATGAGTACCTTTCTCTAGCTTTGTATCTTGCATTTCCAGTGTCAAAGTCACCGTCCATAGAAGTTTCCAAAGGTGTTCTAGTGAAATGTTTCATTCCATTTGGAACATCAGTTATAACGTACCAAGCGTTGCTATCTGTTAAGTAGTGATTAACAAAATAACCTTCTGGAATTGATCCGTTATTTCTGAGTGCGTTTAAGTCGTTATCAGCCGTACCCACTCTACCAACTGTGTCTAAAAGACGAGTTGCAGTGAATTGTAAAGCTGATGGGATAACTAAACGCTTTGGCTTTGCTGCCACCAAAAGTCCACGTTCATCTTTAAACGCAGCAATATCAATTACTGCATTTTCTAATGAAGTTTCGTTAAGGTCAGCTGCGGTAGATGGGCGATTGTCATTCTTCCCACCTGAAACCAAGGGGTGTCCGTCACCACCAGTCACACCGTCACCTGAAGCCGTGAACAAGTTCACGCCATCACCTGATTGATATGAGTTAGTGAATCCATTGTTTAATGGATTAACGGCTTTTACCTGCTTGGTGTAAGCCATAGCTCTAGCTAGTGCTTTTGTGTATCTAGCAGAAAGAGAGTCATAGAGGTTATCCTCCATCGCTTCTTCTGTAATACTAAAGCCCATCGCTATTGTTTCGTGATTATAACGAGCAGTATAAGTTTCTTGTGCTGAATCATAAGTGATTGCAGAACCTTCATCTTTTACTGGAGCCGCATCAAATCCACTTAACTTTACTTCTTCCTCGAAAGCTCGATCAGAAGATTCAGTTTCGTAGATAACTGCGGACTCATCATCATAAGCACCGTATTCGTCCCCAAAGAGTGCATTCAATCCCGGAAGTAACTCTTTGAGCATTTGTGCTCTTGAAATAGCCATATCTTATCTCCCTTAAATACCAGTGGTATTGTCGTATTGATGCCCTGCGTTGTATTTGACGATTACATCTGTGTAAGTATCACCAACTGAGCTGAAGGGTCCATCTACAAAGTCTATGACTCGTAGAGGGAGTGTAGCAGTCGTAGCTGCGGCTGTGGAGCCGTCAACTGCGTTTTTACTACGCCCAATGCTCGTTGAACCTGAAGTTTGAACTACGCCAACGTTGTTACCAAGATTGGTTTGAGCTAATGAAGCATCGCTTTGCATTTTCAACAATACACTAGGATCGTCAAGAACGTAAGCAACCGCATCAGAAGCAGCTATACTAGCTTTCCAATATTGGTTATAAGTAGGCTGGTTAGAATTAGGATCAGTGTAGAAACATCCCATGAATACACCAACGGGTGTCATGGTTGCTGTTCCTGCATCTTTCTCTATCGTACCAGCAGCTACTATTTTAACAAAGTCACCGTAGAAAATATTAACGGCATAGGCACTGGCAATCTTTATGTGTCTTACTTTTCCTGTAAAGGAACCGCTTGAACTTAAAGTACCAACTGGCTCTGCACCGTTAGGAGTAGCTGTTGTAGCCATATTTTTCTCCGATTAGGGTCAATGTTATAAATTAAGCTGTCCTTAATAAATTAAGAACCGCCACCAAATTTAATCTTCGTATCCCTTTCTGGTTTGAGCAGAGGCATACGAGGATCATTTTCTCGTAGATAATTTCTATCGACTCCTTCCATCTGATTAGCCGCTTGTTGGCGGTAATACGCATCCCTTTTCTTCATTTGCTCTTCAGGGGCTTTACATAAAAGTAAACCACCTATTTCAATATTGCCTTTTTTGGCAAACTCTGAACCGTAGTCAGATGGAATTTTTAGTTCTGGATGATCTTCTGCCATTACGGGTTCCCAGCCTTCACGAAAACGTCCTGAGACATTTAAGTTATCTGATTCACCGTTTATGGAAGTTCTTATCCATCTAAAAACCCAGCCGTCTTGTGGAACAGGATCGGGTAATAAAGATTGGGGAAGATAGTCGTCTGATGGACGGGTATCTTCTTTTCTTTCATCTACATTTCTAGGTGCACGTTCATCAACTACAGTTTCTTCTGTTACGGTTTCTTCTGTGTTGTTATCATTTATTTCAGACATTACATTTTCTCCTTAATGAGTTCTTTAGCATATCTTTCTGGACTAAGCCCAAGACGCTTTGCGAGGGCGACTTGAGTTGCTGTCAACTGCACTTTGCGGGGTCTGCTACCGTTGTTACGGGTAGCGGGTGCGACCACCGATTGGGTATTTCTAGGTGTCGCAGTCTCAACTTCAACATTTTCAGTGTCTCCGTATTCTGAGCTAGTAGTTTCCACCTCGAAATAATCTGGGAAGCGTTTACGCATTCGCTTATCCACTTCCACATAATACTGGTCTGACGTAGGAGATATACCTTCTTTAGTAACTAAAGTTTCATGTATCCCGTAAGCCAAAGCCGTCATTTCCTTCTGATCCTCCGCCCCAAACCAAGAATTATCCTTCAACCACGTTACCGCTTTTGGATCAACTTGCGGAGGATTCTGCATTCCGTAAGCTTGCTGTGATTGTTGTTGCTGTTGCTGTACGTTGGGTGGTCGAGCAAATTTTTGTTGTGCTTCCAATCTATTAAAATGATCGTTAGCTACTTTTAATTCACTCTGAGCCGATAACATCTGTTCAGTGGCATCGGTTAAACGCTCTGAATCACCCGACTCATAAGCTTCCTTGTGTTGGTTTTTGGCTTTATCAAGCTCGGCTTCCGCCTTTGCTTTTACCTGTGACATTAAAGCACCTTCTCCACGTTGTACCAACGCTTGCAATCTTTGATTTTCCCCCTGTTGTTTACGGGCAAAATTTACCGATTCGTCTCGTAAGCGTTCAGCCGCTTCCTTGGCTCTGCGTTCTTCATGGAATTCGTACTTTAATTTATTGATACGTTTTTTAACTTTATCGTCAACGTCATCAATCTCTTCCTCTACTTCTACTCGATCAGCTTTTTTCTGTTCTTGAGAACGAGGCTTTTTACGATCTTCTTCAGGTCGATCATCAATGATCTCTATATCTAAGTCAGACGGTTCTTCTACTTGAGGCTTCTTTATCTCTACTTGACTACGGATGCCTAAAAACTTTTCTTCCCTAGAAATAGGTTCTTCGATCACTTCTGCTTCTTCAATGTTTTCTTCTGGTTCCTGATTTACCATTTCTTCTTGTGTACTCATACCTTAACAACCCCCCTTGGGTCTTGAACAACAGCTTCTACACTGTCGTCATTGATTAAACGAAATTCTTTACCGTGCACTAAAAATCGAGTGCCCGTATATGAACGCATTAATATCCAGTCTCCTTCTTCGCAGTAAGGTCCATTAGGAAAACGCCTTTTGTCGTTGTAAGCGTCAGGTCCTAACTTCATTACAAATCCGCATATTGAACCTACGGATTCCCTTTCTACAAGTGAAGCAGCTTTGATAATTCCCCCTTCCGTTTTTTCATCGGCTTCGGGTAATGCTATCAAAATTCGATAACCAGAGGGTTCTGGTAATTGTTTCGCTATGGGAACAGCTATCTCTTCAGGGAGCTGTTCTTCTATTTTTTCTACGGTTTTCATAGTTCACCTTGTTTGCACTGGATAGGGTCCAGAGTCCCTGCGTCATTATGACGTTATTGATCTGCTATTTCCAATAGGTCTAACAAATCCCGCTCTATTAAAGCTAAACCAGCAATAACTCCCGTTAAATACCGATATTCGCCAAAATCCTTACATCCTCCACCACTGATTGCGTCAGAATGATCATTCATTCTTTCTCTTATTTTTCCTCTCAGTGCGTCAGGAAAATTCTCTCTGCTCATTTCAGCCATTATTTTTTACCTTTTTTCTTACTGTCTATATCCAATAAGGTTTCTGCTACATCTTTACCGATCTTTGCCCCCGCTATCTTCTCTTGCGAAGTAATGGCTTCTTTATCGGTAATTAGGTCTGCTCCTATCTTGGCTCCTGCTATTTTTTCCTGCGATTCAATCTTCTTGAGATCAGCCGCTATCTTCTCAGCATCAGCTTTCATCTTGCGTTGTACGTCTTGTTCTCTAATATCCAACTCACGTTCACGTTGTTGAATTACAGGGTCTTCCATCTTCTCTTGAATTTCTTTTTGACGTTGTTCGGCTAGGTCTTTATTAAGAACTCGCTGTGCTGCTTCTGCTACCAGTTTGGATAAACGTACTTCTATATCCTCTGGAAGCGGTTCTTCTGGAGGAGGTAACGGCACACCTAGTTGTTCTTCTATTTCCTTACGGTACTGGAAGCCTATGTGTTCAGTAACGTGCTCAGAGAATGCTCCAAGTATTGCATTAGCATTAGGACTTTGCCCGATTAATTCTTTTATCTTCGGATCATCTGCCATCGCCATATGAGTTATGATGTGGGCTTCGTGATCTTGATACATGAATGCTTTCACTGGCGTTTCATTCAATATATTCATATTTTCAGAAACTGGGTTAAGCGGTTCTATATCATCTTCTAAAGGCACGATTGAATCTGGATCACGGATACCTAATACTTCCAGCATCTGACGGTGTAATTCCGCCATGTTATACATTTGCGGTGCTTGCTGTGCTAACTGCAACGCAGCTTGGTACTGCATGATTCTCTGTGCTGTGGTTGAAGCATTTGGATCAGCTACAGGAATAACATCAATTCTGTCATCGAAATCTTCTGGTAATAATTCCTGTCCTTCAGTCGCATAAGGATATTCAGTGGGTCCAAAGTCCCTCACAATACCCGTCAATATTTTTAGTTCCTGTTTCATCGAAGCAAAAATTCTGGATTGTACTGATCCCATGACTTTCATGGATCGTTCCAGAATAGCTAAAGTCGTTCCTACGGGAGCCTGATTATTCATGTCAGCCACTTTCATATCAGCTACTGACGCAAATCTTCTCCCCTCTTCCACCAAATTATCCAGTAATTGATAGAGTACGGCAGACGGTTCCTTGTAGGGCAAGAAGGTTATGTTGTCCCTGATTGCACCTCCGGGAATATCCACATCCCGAAACTCTCCGGGCATAATGGGCGTATCGTCCCCCTTAATTCTTAGTCCTCTGGCTTTTAAACCTCCGGGTAGGTTGGAGAGCGTACCAGCATCCACTAATTGTCGTAACAAACTGGTAGCCGACTTCGCTATACCACCAATTAAATGAATAAGCCCGAAGCCATAAAATCCTAGTCCGGGGAGATATTGGTAGTGAACGAAATGCTGTCGAGGCATCTTTTGTTCATCATCTTCATACCAGTTTCGTCTTATAGATAAGATGGTTCTGGATGCCAACTCTATTGTTACGATATAGGGGAGAGCTATGCCCGTAGGCTCTCCGTCCTTCATATCAGGAAAGTCTTCTAAATCTAAATTTACCATCATCTCCAACAGCGTATGGCGTTGGTCATAATCATAATTAGCGTTATCGCCTGTTAATTGATTGTATTTTTCTTGTATATCATCTACTACGTCTGAGGGAGAAGATAACTTTACATCCCTATAAAAACCATTGACCTGTAATTTTCTGACCTCATTCGCAGTCTTCTTCATTACATGGGTAGCTCGTTCACAAGTGGAGAGATCGGAAGCTCCGTAACTCACCACAAAATCTTCAGCAGGTACAAACATGGAACAGGGTCTATCCATATTGTGATCAAAATAAACTTTACGAAAAGCCGAACCCGCCAAAGGTAAACTGAATAAAAGCTTCTCCGTCTCTATACGATATTCCGTCATCTTATCGGTTAAAAGATAGTTTAAATAATCTTTAACCCGATTAGCTTGCTCTTCCTTTTCCGCATCAACGGTTCCTATTATTTGTGTGCGTACAGGACCCTTGGGCGGAAATACCTCAGTGATTGCTTGAGCCTGAAAACGTACTACTGCTTCAGTTAATAATGGGTGAAATACACCGCAAGCTCCATCCCAAGGATCGGTTCGATTCTCTATCTTCAAGCCTAGTTGATCTAAACCCTTAATATAAGTATCTTCCCAATCTTTTCGGGATTCCTTATCTCCCATGTAATAACCTACCAGTTCAGAACCCAACGACTGCAAAACTGGATCGTCCATGTGTTCCGCAAGATTGTCATTGAACTCCTCACCTAAGTCTTCTGACGCAGGATCAAAGTCAATGATCATGCCACCGTCTTCTGTATTAATAGCTACCTCGTCTGGATTAGATACAAGTATCTCCAAAGGGGAACCTTCAACAGTTACTTCTGGTGTCTGTAGCGGTTTATCAGCCATCTATTTCCTTTTCTTTTTCTTTTTCTTTTTCTTGTGAAGCCCGCTCTTACTGGGTGCCTTTCCGCTTTCCCATGCCTCGTTTACATCAGGTG